TTTGCGGTGGCACTGGTGAACGCGGCGGGACAGGAAGGCGCTGCCAGCGACATTGTGGCGTTCACGCTGGCGGCGGATACACAGGCACAGGTCCGGCCGGGTGGCGCGGCGCCGGCGAATGCGTGCGGGTGGAATGTCTACGCCGGAAGCGGTGCGGGATCGCTGGCGCGACAGAACGACGAGTTGCTGGCGGCATCCGCCTTGTGGATACAACCCGGCGTGCCGCGTGCAGGAAGCGCTCCGTCCGGTGGACAGGGCGAGGCGAGGTACGTCGTCCTGAGTCGGACGATTCGGAGGGGGTGAGTCGTGGCGCTTGCCAGCACACTGGTGGTGCAGAAGACGGTTACGCTGCTGAGCGGAGACACCGGGCTGAACGCGACGGCGCAGGAGATCGCGCTGATGTCCGGGGTGACGATCGCGCCAATCGGCCCGCAGCAGGTGGCCGCAAGGAATGTGTCGATCGAGATTGCCGCGGAGAGCAATGCCACGCGCTATCCGGTCTTCCACGTCTACTGCGAGCGGCTGACTAACTCGCAACAGGAACGCTTCCGCGTTTTTTCGGGCGAGGTCAGGGTGGTTGTGGAGGTGCGTGTTTCGCAGGACAGGCTGGAGGGATTGGAAGATCAGTTACACGGCTGCGTAGATGCAGTTACTCAGGCACTGGATGAAAATCGCGGCGACTGGAGCGACGGCGTGTTCTACGCGGGCGGATATGAGGTGACGTACGCTCCGGTCAAACATGGCGGGCGTAACTTCATACAGACGGCAAAGGTGACGTTCGACGCCGCGGTGAGCAGGTAAGCAGAGCGGGAAGTTACGAGAGGAGCGATCGGCAATGCCATCGTATGTTTCTTCAAATGAGAATCGATGTTACGTTGCGCTTGAATCCAGCTATGGCATTGCAGCTGGAGTCGGCGCGGCGAACAGGATTCCTCCGGTCAGTCTGACGGTGACGCAGAAAACTGAGCGCGGACAAAGGCGCGACAAGACGGGATCGCGAACATTTATCGGCGATCCGCCGGGGCTGAGGCGCTCGACGCAATTCGATCTGAAGACTTATCTGAGCTCGTGGACGGATCAGACAAAGCCGCCGGCGCACGGACCGCTCATTCAGGCTACACTGGGCGGCGATGCGCGGGTGTTCGCCGGAGCTGCGCTGACCTCAGCGAACGGCGCCACGCTGGTTTTCGGTGCGGCGCATGGGCTGGCGGTGGGGCAGGCGGTATCGCTTGGCGGGGAGATTCGGTTTGTTGCCGGCTTGATCGACACGAATACGGTGCAATTGAACGCGCCGTTCTCGGGCGCGGTGGAGCAGGGGGCGACGGGAGGAGCGACGGCCACGTACGGCCCGGGCACGATGCTGCCGAGCGCAACGATCTATGACTACTGGAGCCCGCAGACGGCCGCACAGCGTGCATTGGGCGGCGCGGCGGTGAGCAAGGCGAAGATCGCGGCGAACGGCGACTACCAGGAGCTTCAGTTCTCGGGAATGGCGGCGGACGTAATCGACAGCGCGAGTTTCGAGGCGATGCAAGGGGGGATGGGCGCCTTCCCGGACGAGCCAGCCGTCGCGCCGGGCCAGTACAGCATTGTGCCGGGGCATCTGGGGCAGGTGTGGATGGGCGCCGTACCGACACAGTTCTTCACGCTGACGTCGGCGCAAATCACGATCGACAACGACCTGGATCTGCGGAACCGCGAGTACGGGTCCAATCTTCCACGGGGGATTTCGGCGGGGCTGCGGAACGTGTCGATCGATTTCAGTGTGTTTCAGCAGGACGATCAACAGACGCAGGCCCTTTACCAGGCAGCGCGGCAACGATCGCCGATGAGCGTGATGCTGCAGATGGGCGAACAGCAGGGACAACTGTTGGGGGTTTACCTGAAGAGCGTCGCGCTGGAAGTGCCGGGGTTCGACGACGGTCAGCGCAGACTGCAGTGGCGCTTCCAGAGCTGTCTTGCACAGGGTCTGGTGAATGACGAGGTGTTCATTGCATTCGGATGACTTAGTCAGGTATGCAAGCACGGTTCGCCGCGAATCAGTCTGCATGCCAGGGGTGAGTTACTCGATCTACCGGATGTCCTACGGGCGGCGATGCGAGTTACTGCGGCGGATACGAGATTTGGGGCGCAGGGCGGAGTATCTGAATGCCGGCAGTGAGGCCGGGGACAAGCTTGACGCCAGCCTGGCCGGGAGCGAGATCGACGCGGCGTATCTGCGGTGGGGCCTGCAGGAAGTGACCGGATTACTGATCGACGGCGAGCCCGCAGGTCATGACCTGCTACTGGAGCGCGGGCCGGAATCGCTGGTGCGGGAGATGTTGTCGGCAATCAGGGCCGAGTGCGGCCTGAATCCGGAAGAAACAAAAAACTGATCGTCGCCTTCCATTTCCAGTTTGCGAACGAGGCCGCATGGAAGTGCGACGAATGCAGGAAAGCGGGCCTGGAGCAGAAGCGGCGGTGCGCGTGGGCGGGCAACACGGCAGAGGCGGGGGAGCGGATCGTGTGGGGGCGGCGGCAGGTTGGTGTGACGCGCTGTCCCAGGTCGATCATCACCGCGGAGAGCCTGTATCTGCTGGATGAGTTCAATCTGTGGAAACGGTCTGCGGGACTGCCGCTGCGCGAGATGCCGGCGCGCGTGGTGGACGCGATCCTGATCCTCGATAACGAAACGCGGGCCGAAATGACAAAGGCGAGTCAGGAGAGACATGGCTAGTCAGCAAGTGCAGGATGCGGCGACACAGTTGGCGGGCGCGGCGCCGTGGCAAAGGGGGAGCGCGGATTCGGCGATGGAGAGCCTGACGCAGTCTCTTGTTGACGCACTCAAGGACGCGACGAACAGCGTGAACCAACTAACGTCGGCGCAGGAGAGCGGCTCAGGCGGCGTCGGGCGGGCGGCGGAAGATGTGCTGACTTCGATGATCGGCGGCGAGGGCGGATTGGGAGCGGCGATGTCGAGTCTCAGCGGCGGGAGTGGTTTCTTCACAGGCGGCGGGCTGCTGTCGCCGGTGATCGGCGGAATTCTGAGCTTGTTCGGGGCGGGCGGGCACAGTGCCCCTCCTCCACTTACTCAGTTCACACTTCCACGGGCGATAGAGGTGAATGCGACCGGGGGCGCGCTAACCGACGGCCAGCTCGCTGGAAGCGATTACGATGCCGCCGGGCTGCCACGCGCGCAGATGACTTCCAGCGTGACAGTGCAGGTGAACGCGATGGACAGCAGATCGTTTATGGATCGGAGCAGCGACATCGCGACGGCGGTCCGGCAGGCGATTCTCAGCTCGCACTCGATCAACGACGTGATCGCGGAGTTGTGACGATGGCTGACTTCCCGACGTTGCGCAGTGGCGCGGTGGCGCAGTTCCCTCTTTCGTCCCAAACACAATTTGCCACCGATGTTGTGAAGTTTCTGGACGGCACGGAGCAGAGGTTCCGGCGATATCCGGCGAAACTCCGGCGGTGGGCGGTGCGGCTGGACTTGCTGGATGAAGGCGAGGCAGAGGCGATGCTGCAATTCTTCCGCACGCAGCGAGGGATGAGCGGGACGTTCAGCTTTACCGATCCCGCGGATGGGACGGTTTATCCGGAGTGTCTCTTCACGTCCGACTCGATTCGGAGCGTGGTGGACGCGAGGGGGCGCTGCCGGACGACAGTGGCGATCCAGCAGGTGAGGAGTTAGCCGTGCCTGTGTTTCCCCAGTTGCGAAGCGGGGCGGTGGCGCAGTTGCCGCTTCAAAGGTCGGAGGCCTACCGGACGCTGAGAAACGACCTGTCGGACGGGCGGGGAGTACGGATGGCTGACGCGGGCTTCGCGAGCGCCGAATGGGTGCTGCAATACGCCGATCTGACATTGGACGAAGTGGCGGCGCTGCGAACGCTCTTCGAAACGGTGGAAGGACGACTCGGGAGCCTCACGTTTGTCGATCCGAGCGCGAATCTGCTGCTGTGGAGCGACGAATTGACAAACGCGGTCTGGGTGAAGGGACCGCAACTGGCACTCGCTCCGGCGGTAGACGCGTTCGGGGGCCAGGCGGGCTGGCGGATTTCGAATGGGTCCGCAGCTTCGCAAGTCCTTTCGCAAACGGTCGGCGCGCCGGGTGCACTCACTTACTGCATGAGCGCATATCTGCGGGGCGATCCACCCTGTGAGGTAAACCTGCTGATTGGCGGGGCGAGTGCCGTTACGGCCCATGCAGGTCGAGAGTGGCGACGGTGGGAAGCGGCATCGACCGGCGGATCAAGCGGGCAAGTGGAGTTCGGGCTCTCTGTTCCCGCGGCGACGGCCGTGGAAGCGTGCGGGTTGCAGGTAGAGGCGCAGCCGGGGGCGGGAGTCTATAAGAGCACGAAGGACGCGAGCGGTGTGTTTGCGAACAGCCGGTTCGATCAGGATTCGCTGGAGATCTCGCAGACTGCGATGGGATTATTTGGGTGCACGGTGCGAGTGGTGAGTCGAATCTGATATGCCGAGCGAGAGCATTTATCAACTGAAGGAAACGGAATGCCCGGGCACTCCGCTGTTCCTGTTCGATTGCACGCTGAGCGACGGCGACGTGCAGCGGCTCAGCACGCACGCCGTCTCGTGCAACGGGAACGCCTATTTGGCGCGAGTGCTCGACCACAACGCCTTCGAGTTTCGAAGCGGCGTGGACGATGCGGTGGCAAGCTCGGCGAGTCTGCGGATGCTGCTGGCGGATGCCGATGCACTCATGTCCGAAGTCGATCGGACCGCAGGGTGGAAGGGCGCGCGGGTTGTTGTGACGTTCGTCTTTTTCGATCTGACGACTGGCGAGGCGGCATCAGACGGTGTTGTCGTGTTTCGGGGGATGGCCAACCCGGTGGACGAGGCGACCGAAACAACACTTCAACTTAGTTTCGTCAACCGACTCAACTTACAGCGTTCTTATCTGCCAACGGTACATATCCAGAGGCGATGTCCGTGGGCCTTTCCAATCACCGATGCGCAGATGCAGGAGGCGGTGAGCGGAGGGGCAGCGGCCGCCTGGTCGCCGTTCTATTCGTGCGGCTACTCGGCGGGACTGAGCGGCGGGGCCGGGAATCTCAATAGTGGCGCACCTTTTCGAGATTGCGATCGGACGCGGATTGACTGCGAATTGCGCGGGATGTTCGAGCGGGATGACAGCGGACAAATCACCAGCCGGTTTGGAGGGATGGAGTTCGTGCCTCCCGCGATCATGGTGCGCAGCTATGGGGAGAAGGGGCGGCACTTATCGCCGGTTATCGACAACTTAGCTCTCTATGACGATTGTGTCCCGCTTGTCTACGGGACCGGATGGTATCAGCCGCCGGTGGTATTCGCACGCAATGATGGCAATCTGACGCGGATGGAGGTGTTGCTCGGATCGGGCGAGATCGCGGGAGTCGATAAGGTCATCGTCAACAATGTGGAGATTCCGGCCGGCCAGGCTGGCGTGAACATGACCGGGACCGGATGGTACACGGTGGTCAGCAACGGGGCGCGGAACGGGTCGTTCAACCTGGATTTTACGGACGGCTCGGGCGCACCGCTGGGCGATCCGTACGGGAGCATGGCGTTTGTCTCGGTCGTGGTACCAAACCGGATCAGCGACGGGCAGGCACTGGCGCGCGTGAATGTACTCGTTCGCGGGCTGAAGCTGCCGCGCTACGACACGAACGGCGCGCTTCTGGATACTGCGTTCAGCAACAACCCAGCGTGGGTGCTGCTCGATGTTCTGAGGCGCGCGGGATGGGACGCGGCGGAGATTAACATAGCGTCGTTCGCGCGTGCGGCAGCGGTCTGCGATGAGCTGATTCCGGCCACGGACCTGAACGGCAATGCGATGCTGCTCCCGCGCTACCAATGCAATCTGATCATCACGCGGCGGCGGAGCGTGGGCGATCTGGTGCGCGGGATCAGCAATGGCGTTGGGGTTCTGCTGGTCATGGGAGACGACGGGCTGTTGCAGGCGGTGCTGCAGGGCGCGCTGGCATTACAGCAGGGCACAAAGCCGCCGGGGAGCAATGCGACTGAGATCCTGCTGAACGGGTGGCCGGCGTACGAGTTCGGAGACAACTCGTTTTCAGGAATTGCGCGAAGGGGCGATGGCAGCTCGAGTCTGCGGGTATCGTCGCAAGCGCTGGCCGAGACACCGAATCGTTTCACGGTGGAGTTCCAAGATCAGTTCAATGAGTACCAACAGGACAGCTTGTCGTTGTCGGATCTCGACGATGTGCTGCTGACGCGGCAGGAGATCACGGTTACTCTGCAGGCCCTGGGGATTCCGAACTTCAATCAGGCAGGACGGATGCTGGCGCGGGCGTTGAACAAGACGGTGAATGGCAATGTCTACGTCCAGTTCGAGACCAGTGTGCGCGGAGCGGGGCTGAAGCCGGGCGACATCGTCACGTTGACGTACGCGCGCGAGGCGTGGGAGCGGCAGCCTTTCCGGATCACTTCGATTGCTCCGGGGGTGAATTTTCGGACGGCAGTGATTACGGCGCAGATTCACGATGACGCGTGGTATGGCGACACCGCGGTGGTGGGGCAGCCGGCGGGGCGGAGGCAAGGCTCGGCGGGGACGGGTATTCCATGCCCGCTGGCGGGAACGGTGATCAACGCGGATGGCAGCACCGATTATGGAGTCACAGAGCAGCAGCAGGAACAAAGCGACGGGACTGTGTCGACGCTGCTCAAGGTCGCATTCGCGGCTCCGAGAAAACCCGCAGCATCTGCGGCGGCGATTCCTCTGGTGAGTCTGGCGGCAGTGATCGACACGACCCAAGGTACGCTGGCGGGCGGAACAACTTACTATTACGGGGTCAGTGGGCTTGACGCGCAGGGAGGCGAGACGGCGCTTTCGTTTGTGGTAACGGCATCGATTCCGGTGGGGAGCGCGGGGAATTCGGTGGCGCTCCAGAACCTGAGCTTCTCGCCGGCAACGGTGAGCTGCAACGTATATCGCGGGCTGACGCCACAGACGTTGCGGCTGATTGCGGCGGCGGCTCCGCTGAACGCGACCTTTCAGGACGGCGGGCTGACGGGAACGCCGACGCCTCCTCCGGATCAGAACTACGACCACGCGAATTTCTATTGGCGCATGGAGACGCAGCCCGCAGTGCAAGCCGACCAGTTTTCAGCGACGACAATCGGCAATTCCATGCTGGAGATGCCGGAGAACGGTTACGTGGGTATGGCCGCGCGAGTCACGAAAGGCGCGGGGATGGGGCAGGAGCGGCTGATTGCGTCGAACACGCAGCAGGCGCTGACGCTCGCGTCGCCGTGGGCGGTTGTGCCGGACGCGACGAGCGAGTTCACCGTGGCGGAGGCGGGATGGTCGGTGGGCGGAACGACAACGTCGAGCCAGGTGGTGTTTCAGGTGCCGACACGGCCGGGGAGCACGGTGGAGATTTGCGGGCGCGCAGCCAACGTGTACAACGAGGAGTGCGGCTACGAAGAATCGCTGGTGAGCCGGTGGCAGATCGGCGTGGGCGGCAGCGGCATCACAGACGCGGACATTCCGCCCGCTCCGACGTATACGCTGGCGGCGAATCAGCACGGGGGCGTGGAGGTGGCGGGGATCGGGTTCGCCGGACTGGCGAACACGGCGACGATCACGTCGGGCAGTCTGACGCTTTATTGCTGGAACGAGCTGGCGGGCGGGGCGGAGAGCACGCTGGCGGCGGCGCTGGATGAATCGGCGATCACGTGCACAACGGCGGCGGGTGCGACATTCGTGCTGGATGACGTTTTACAGGTCGACGGCGAGGTGCTGCTGGTTTCGCAGACCCCAGGGAGCGACGGAACACTCGCGATTGATCGCGGCGTACTGAGTTCGACGGCGGCAGGACACAACAGCGGGGCTCCAATCTACAAGCTGGCGCGGAGGACATTCGTAATGCCGTTTCCGCAGCGGTTCTTTGGGAGCCCGGCGAGTGGGACGTACGCATACAACATCGACTTGCCGGATGTGCGGGTAGCCGCGGCCGAGCTCTTCATGACGAATCGCGTGGGCGACGGAGCGGTGCAGAGCGCCTGCTTCGCGAACCCGACGTCGCAGGGGCTGCGCACTTTGGCGGGCGGCCAATTCTGTTTTCAGATCGGTGGAATCATCGCCGTGCAAAACGACGCCGGGCCGAAGGTCACGGTGGACCGGGCGCGGTCGATAGGCGATGTGTTCGCCACCGTGAACGCGGCGCCGGTGGGTGGCGATCTTGTGGTAGCGATCACGCAGAATGAAACCGAGTTGTGCCGGCTGACAATCGTGAACGGAACAACGGCGTCGGGAACGACAGACGGCGCTGTCCTGGGGGTCCTGATGGCGGGGGCCACACTGAACATCAACGTGGTCGCCGCGCCGACGGGAGTCGATTCGATGCCGGGGCGGGACCTGACGGTCACGATCAAGCTGTAG